GAGAGAAAGAATTGGAATGCATTTAAAGATGTACAGAAGTTTCAAATTGTTAGTGAAGATAAGCATATTATTAGTGGCTGCCTTATGTTAGCAGATACCCCTATTTATCGTAGGGATGAAACTTATGGTGAATACTATGTTTCATTTTCTAAGGATACTATTGTTAAGATAGCACAGAAGTTCTTTAAAAAAGGTTATCAATCTAATATAAACTTAGAGCATAGCCCATCAATGCAAGTGCAAGGGGTTACAATGTTTGAAAGTTTTATTAGTGATAAGTCAAGGGGTATTGCACCTATGAAAGGATTTGAAGATGCACCTGAAGGTAGTTGGTTTGGTTCTATGTATGTAGAAAATAAGGATGTATGGAATGAAGTAAAGAACGGAAATTTCAATGGTTTTTCTATTGAAGGCATATTTAACTACAAACCAAAAATGAATCAAGAAGAAATGATGATGGCTGAAATTAAAAAAATATTAAAGTCAGTTCAGTTCTAAGTGATAAACTAAGTAATTAATTCACATTTAAAATAAAATACAATGAATCCAAAAGATGCATTATTAAAAATTAGGGCTTTATTTGAGGATATGCCACAAGAACCTGTAGTTGCTGCTGCACCTATTGAAGTACCTGCACCTGCAGAAACTAAAGTTCAAATGGCTGAATATTCTTTAATAGATGGAACTAAGGTTATGATTTCTGCTTTAGAAATCGGTGGTAAAGTTGAAATGGCAGATGGTACACCTGCACCAATGGGTGAACATCAATTAGCTGATGGTACTTCAATTCAATTAAATGAAGCAGGTATTATCATTGAAATATCTTCACCAAAAGAAGATGTTATTGTTGAAGAACCTGTAGCACCTGCTGCACCTGTAGCACCTGCACAAGATGTTACTGCATTGGTAGCTGAAATGGAAAATAAATTTAATGCTCAAAAAGAGCAATTAGAAAATAAGATTTCTGAATTAGAAAGTAAAGTTAAACAAGGGTTTGCACAAGTAGCTGAATTAGTTGAAGCACTTTCAAATGTACCAAGTACTGAACCTACACAGAAATCAAAAAATGCTTTTTCATCTTATATATCAACAAATGATATTAAAGAAGAAAGAATAGCTAAATATAGAAACGCAATTTTAAACAAATAAAAATTAATAAACATGTCATTTAATGTATCTGCATTAAGCAACTATACAAAAGAAAACGAAGCACTATTGGTGACTTCAAGTGTATTAGGTGCAAAGACTGCTGCTTTGATTCAAAGTGCAGGAAATGTTATGGTAGGTGTTAAATCTGCTGAAACAATCAATATCATGGACACAGATGCCGTTTTCCAAGCAGGTGGAACTTGTGGATGGAACGCATCAGGTGCAACTACTTTTTCACAAAGAGCAGTAACCATTGGTAAAATTAAAGTACAAGAATCTTTATGCCCTAAAGCATTAGAAGCTAAGTATTTACAAAAGGCTTTACCTACAGGTTCTACTTATGATTCAATCCCTTTTGAAGAAGAATATTCTAAGAAGAAAGCTGCAACTATTGCTGCTCAATTAGAAACTTCTTTATGGCAGGGCGATACTGATTCAGTTAATGTTAACTTAAACAAGTTTGATGGTTTTGTTAAGTTGATTGGTGCTGCTGCAGGTGTAGTTGCTGCAAATGGTTCTACATATATTTCAGGTGCACCTTTGAGCACAATTACTGCTGCTAATGTAGTTAGTATTTTTGATGGTGTTTACAAAGCAATCCCTTCTAAAGTAGTTGCTGCTGATGATGTAGCTATTTTCTGTGGTGATGATTTATTTAGAACTTACACTATTGCATTAAAGAACACTAACATGTTCAACTATGCAGTTGATACTAAAGCAAATGGTGAATTCGTATTGCCGGGCACTACTATCAAAGTTATAGCTTTACAAGGTTTAAACGGAACTAATAAGGTATATGCAATGAGAACATCAAATATGTTCTTAGGTACAGACTTATTGAATGAGCAAGAAAAATTTGAAATCTTCTTTGCAAAAGAAGCTGATGAAGTTAGATTTGCTTGTGAATTCAAAATGGGTGTGAATGTTGCATTCCCTGATGAAATCGTTAAGTTCATCTTAGCATAATTAATAGGGGGGTGAAATATCCCCCCATTTTTAAATAATATAAAAAAATAAACATCATGGCATGTGCATTAACACAAGGATATACATTAGATTGTAGGGATTCCTTAGGTGGTATAACAGAAGTTTATTTTATGGCTTTTCAAGATGTATCTTCTACAACTGAAGCAAGTGGTGTAATTACTGCTTTGACTAAAGCTACAGGTAAAAGATTCTATAAATATGAGTTAACAAAAGGTACTTCTGTTATGACTGAAAATGTTAATAGCAATGTACAAAATGGTACTTTATATTTTACACCTGAATTGACTATAATTTTAAACAAATTGCAAGTTAATACAAGAAATGAAATCTTGTTATTAGCTCAAAATAGACTTGTTGCAGTTGCTAAAGATAACAATGGTAAGTATTGGTATCTTGGCAAAACAAGGGCATTAGATTTAACTGCAGGTAGTGCTACAAGTGGTACTGCTGAAGCAGACAGAAGTGGTTACACTTTGACATTTGCAGGTGCTGAACCTTCAATGTCACCTGAAGTAAATAGTTCAGTAGCTGCTGCCTTAACGACTGCAGGTTAATAGTTTGTAGTTTTTCATAGTTGTGAACCCCTATCCTTAAAAAGATGGGGGTTTTTGTGTTAGGAATACCCACCATAAAGTTTCTTTTTTGACATTAATGATGGCATAATAAGTCATAAAATGCACTTTCTGATATGCATTTGTCCTTTATAAAACCCATTGAGTAAAAATACTCAATAGATTGAGTAAAGTAAAATAGTAAAGTTATTGCTTTACTTTATAATTTTGGTGAACATCTGCACCAATATAATATGAATTTGGGGGTTTCAATTGTCCGATTATATCGGTCTGTTCACTTTTTTTATCTGTTCATGGTTCGTGAACACTTTAAAATAATGAACATTTGCGTAGTATGACTACCAAGATTTAACAAATTTTGTCACATATATATATAAATCAGTGACATATCTGCCCTAATTTTGTTACAATAATTAACAGAATTACCCATTAATATTTTACATATTGTGGCAAAATTGCATGGATTATTCGGAAAATTCATGCAGATAAAAGGTTTTGCAAACATTCACATATTCCCTATTTATAATTGATGATACATTTAACTAAAGGTCAGACAAATAGCATAGTATTAACATTAACTGAAAAGCAGTTATTGACTAATCCTAACTATCTTTTTGTGTTTACTAATAGAAGTAGCAATTTACAGGTTAAGTTTGTACAATTAAATGCTGCAGATGTTAGTTTGTACAAGGATAGGTACAATGAATTTAACATTGTTACTAATACTTATTTTGGTAGCAGCCTAAATGGGCAGTATGTTTATAGTATCTATGAGCAAACAAGTACTTCAAATACAAACCCTGCAGGGTTAAATTTATTAGAAACAGGCATATTGGAATTGGATGGCACAGGCATTTCATATACACAATATTCTACAACTGATACATATAAAATTAGACAATGATTGATTTAAAAGTTTTTGAATTCGCTGAAGCAAAGCAACCTAAATTTCAAGAAAAGAAGGGTGCTGATGGTGGTTATATAAAGTATGGTGAAAATAATGATTACCCTGAATACTTGGTTGACCTTTACAATAAGTCACCTAAGCATGGTGCTATCATTAAAAGCAAGGTACATTATATTACAGGTAATGGTTGGATAGGTGGTGAAGATGCTGCACAATTTATTGATAAGGCAAACAGAATTGAAAGTTTAGATGATGTTACAAGAAAGGTGACATTAGATATTGAACTATTTGGTGGTGCTTACATTGAAGTAATATGGTCTATAACAGGGCAGATTGCTGAAATATGGCATTGTGACTATGTTAAGATTAGAACCAATAAAGATAATACACAATATTGGTATTCAGAAAATTGGAAAGATAATAAGATTAAGCCTGAAGTTGTAGCTGCATTTAATCCTAAGACACCTACAGGTAAGCAGATTCTTTATGTTAAGGAATACAGACCTAACATTGGCATCTATGCATTGCCTTGTTACTTTGCTGCCCTTAACTATATTGAAGCTGATATTGAGGTTTCAAAGCATGTTTTAGGTAATGCACAGACAGGCTTTAGTGCAAGTAAATTAATTACTTTGCCTAATGGTGAACCCCCTGATGAAGAAAAAAGAGAGGTTGACAAGTCTATTAGAAAAATGTTTAGTGGTGCTGATGGTAAGAAGTTCATGATTTCATTTGTAAATGATGCTTCAAGAAAGCCTATCATTGATGATTTAGGTGCTTCAGATATTACTAAAGAAGATTTTGCAAAGGTTGATAGTTTGATTCAGACTAATATATTTAGTGGGCATCAGGTTACTACACCTTCAATCATGGGTATTGCTGAAGCAGGTAAGTTAGGTACAAGAACTGAAATGAGGGATGGATATGAAATCTTTAAAAACACCTATGTAAATAGCAAACAGATGCACTTAGAAAGTGTGTTTAATATGTTAGCTGAAATTAATGGTGTAACATCAGAATTGAAATTGGTAGCAGTTGAACCTATAGGCATTGAATTTAGTGAAGCTACTATAGTTGCTAATGCACCTAAAGAATGGATATTAGAAAAACTTGGTATTGATTTAACTAAATATGGTTTACCTGCTGCAGGTGAAGCACCTATAGCACAAGAAGGGTTATCTGTTAATGAGCACATCAAAGGGCTTAAAGGCAGGGAATGGCAGAACATGCAAAGAATCATTAGGGAATTTAACAAGGGTAAGATTAATAGAGAACAGGCATCTGCAATGCTTAAAACAGGATATGCTTTAAGTGATGAAGAAGTTGCTACATGGTTAGGTTCAGAAGAACTTCAGGCTGAATTTGCAGAAGAAGATTACAAAGTATTCTTTGAATTTGGTGATGTAAAAGATGTATATAATGTATGGCAGAAGAAAACAAGATTTTCAGATGATGCTGATTATCAAATGTTTGCAGATGTAAACCAATTAGAATT